AGATATGGAGACTTGTGGCGATTCTGCAGCTGTAGTTTCAGGAGAAATCACAAACCTTGGCCAGCCAAGTAGCTATAACCTTTTGATTTCAACTAAAATTGAAGAGATAACTACTTCATCTCTCTTTTATAGGTATGATACCATATGGTTTCTTTCTATACTATGTACGATCCTATCGATAAATTTTCATCTTCTTTCATGTCATCATGATAAGGCTCATTATTGGTTGCCTTTTTTGGAGAAGAGAGGTGCATTGGTTTCCATGGTTTTAGGTATTGAAGCATCGAAACTGTATCGATCGCATCATCATGTCTTGATTTAAAGCCAGACACTGTGGATCTATCGAGTTCATTCTTCATCTCAGTCATAAACTCAGTTCCAACTAGGTCTTTGTTCATCCAGATCTTTCCTTGTCTGAATAGTGGGACTATATTGTGGAATCTGCTTAGCTTGTCAGATGTAGGTCTGACCTCAACTATAGTAAAATATGTATTTCTTGAGTGCATTTCTTTTTTTATCCAGTCTACAAAGGCTCCTTGTTGTCCAGTTACCTCTATACCGACTGACCTTGCGTTGTACTTCACTACAAAGTCAAACAGGATGTCTATGTTGGTATCCATAAGATTACGTCCTATATCGCCATCTACGAGCATCCAGTGTCCAGCATTATTATAAGCCCATACAGATTGTACAGAGTAGTCAGATTTTTCTTTTGTTGAGGTTGCAAAGTCGGTCGTGATGTAGAAGTTATAGTTTTCTTCATTCGCCATAACATCTTCTCCCCAGAACCACTGATAGTCTACCTCTCTTACAAGTCTATCTTCATCGGATGTAATCCTGAGCATAAGCTCTTGCATAAATGAGTCCAGTTTACCAGCTCTTACTGCCTTATCATACTGTCTTTTCACATATGCAAAGTCATGTCTGTCTTCCCAGGCTCCCTTGAACGTCTCTTGAGTAGTTTTTGCATCAAAGTATTCACATACTGGGAAAACATTCACATGCCAAGCACCAGACTCGATCGCTTTATAGAGTGGATCATTCTGATTAAACGGTGTTCCGTTCCAGATAGTCTTGGATCTCTTAGGGTGAAGGGCGTAATCTATCGCCTTGTAAACGGTATCTTCGATACTAGCAATAATCGTAGCCGATCTCGCATCTTCGTCTGACATGAGGTCATCGAGGAGAGCGAGGTCAACTCTTTTTCCCATTTCTTTAGCTCCACGAACACCAGTTTTGGCTCCATACCCTTTAACGATGAGCTTCTTTCCATCAATGTTTTCAAATTCATATCTGACATCAGTAAACCTTGTCTTTGGGATGTATTTTTGGAGAAATTCGGAGTTTTCCCAACGATATTCGAGGTTTTTACGCATATTTTTGACACCATTTTCAATGGAATCTGACACATAAATAGCAATATCGACCTTACCAAACCCTGGAATTCCACCATAAACTGCCAAATATAGGAATAAATACTCACCCATTAGGGTGGTTTTTGCAGATCCACGATATAACATGTTGATAATATTCTGATTTACGCCTGCAATTTCATCAAGCATCTTCATATGTAGTACAGGAGTCTTGTTTTCTTCGCCTTCTGAGCCATTTACAAGCTTAATGAAGTTTACAAACTCCAGTGCGAAGAGGGATGGGATATAATTTGGATCATTATCGTAGCTTACGGAGTCCAGCCATTCATCAACCGTCATCTTAACGGGTTCAACACTAAGTAAATGTCTTGATGCTGCTTCACTCATATAATATCCTTATGTGGTTTTCAACATAATAGCATAATTTTTGAAATTATAAAAAGAGATTAACAGTTTTAAAAAACTTCATATATTTTTTAAAGTGTTAATCTCAGGAGAAAAGAGATTAGAAGGGGGAAGGGAAAATCTCATTTGGTTTCGTAAACTTTTAAGGAGTAACCCATCAGTGAACCAAACAACACATCAGGGCTACAAGAATTATACCAAAGGTTTCTTGTGATACAATAATAAAAAAACAGAAAGTTGCAAAAAATGGAAAAAAACAAAAAAGAAGTGAAACTTGATGTAAGACCAAAAGCACGCCCAGTGAGCAAAAATATGTTTGATTCTACTCGTAACGAAGGACTTGGTTCTGCTTTCGCAGTCGGACCAGGTGGCATATCTCCTAAAATTAACTACAACTTTGGTGATGCAGATGTAGGAATTGGTGGAAATATTCCATTTGAAGGCAGATATAATGCTCGTCCAGGTGCAAATTCTAAGTTTACAGGGCTAGATCCTCTCAGAAGAGGCAGACCTGCAGGTGAATTTACCAGAGGAGCTCCAAATATGGACGCTGCCACGGCAACTGCGTATGCAAAAGGACTGATGGCTGGAAATTTAGACCTTCAGGGGACGATTGACAGAGATAAAAACTTTAATGTTGGTGCAAGATTCAAGCCTACACGAGATTCGATGATCGCTGGAAGTGTTTTTAGTGACGGAAACTATAATTTGCAGGCAGAAAAGCAGCTTAATGATAATTTGAAGGCTAAAATCGCCTATGATAAAAATAGAGGAGCTCAGGCAGCACTCGAAAGTGCCTTCCTGGATGACAGGATGAAAGCTCGCTTTGGTGTAGAGCAAGGTGATAAGAATCCTAGATATAACGCAAGAATTGATTACAAGTTCTAATTATTCTATTTCTTCTACATCTATAATGCGTGATTCTGCAATATCCTTACTTGTAGATGCTCCAGACTGTATAGCAATCCTTTGCTGCTCTGATAGATCCTGTGTGATCTTTCTTAGCTGAGCTACAGCATCATTTTCTTTTAATCCAATATTTAACTCTATCTCTTGCTTCTCAGGTGGCTTCAAGTGTGTCAATATAGAATCAGCAGCATTACTACGCACAGTTTCACTTCTCGCATTCATCATAAGATCTGCCTGGACATTTAGAGCTTCCTGGTACATAGGAGCATTCAGGATCCGTGGTGCAATGAGTGCTTGCTCTGTAATGTTCGCAACCAGGTCATTCTTCTTGTACTCAGATACGAATGAAGAGATCTTCTTGGATCTAATGACCGATTCAGGTCCCAGATCTACATATTGATCAAGCAGTCTCTGGTATCTGTCTGGGAAAGCAAGTTGATATGAATCTATATCATTATGCTGCAGTAATTGGTAAGATACAAACCTGATGGCATTAAGGTAATCTTCCATATTATAATTTCCAGACTGAAGTATCTTACTGTGTGATATAAACCTCTTCTTATATACCTCTGCAAATTCTGGTCCCTCGTCAGCATCAAGTTGGTTCAAAATATCTACAACTCTTTGCGTGACAAATCTACGACTGTCTTTTGGAACCCCAGCCTTTAGTTGATCTACTGTCATGTTACGCTCCTATCTTTTCTTTTAATTTTTGGATCATCATATCTCTATTCATTAACTTATCATATCTTTCTTTCTCTTGGTCCCAGTCATGCTGCATAGCAGCCATCCTTTTCTCAATAGCTTCAAGCTTTTTAGCTGAGTCTTCTGTGTACGAGAATGGATCAGTGTGGTTCAAGGATTGTCTGAAGAAGTCAATCTCTTCACTTGTGAGTTCTAATTGTTTCATGCATTTTCCTTTAATACTATTCTTTCAAAGTCTTCTTGAGTGATCTGTTCCATGTCAGGAAGATATCTCTCATTATTAAAATAAACATTCACAAACTTATGGCTCGCAAACTTTATTCTCTCAAACCAATGCACCTTCTTTTTAAAGTGCTTGGTCAACTCTTCTTCTATAAACTCTTTACTCAACTCATCTTCTGTCAAATTCATAATCATCCTTTTATAGTCCTCAATCTTACCACCTTTAAGCTGAACTTAGGTTTTTTCTTTAGGGGATTTTTCTAATTTACCTACAGACACAGTGTGTTACTTGTTTGTGCACTCGTGTTAGTGTACCCCCCCTAGTTGTTTGGCTCTGTGCCTTCGTCCCTGCACGCTTCGTTGTTGTGCTCTTACCTTTGGAGGTTTGTTATGTTTGTTTCTATCTTGTCTGTTGTTGTTCGTCTGTCTGCTGTGTTGTTCTTGCTGTTCGTTACTGTTATGTGTGCGTCTGTTGTTGTGCTTCCCTTCTTCTCTTCTCTTGTGTTCGCTATGCCTGATGTGGTGCTTGCTGTGTGTGGTGCTGCTGTGTTCTCTGTCCTTGCTGCTCGTGTTGCGTTCTCTGTTGTTCGTGACCTTGCTTAACCCTTCAGCTCTGCCACCTCTCTCTCTCGGTGGTCTTGCTGTGTGGTTATCGTGTGCCTCACTTCCACCTGCTGTGCTTTCTAGCTACGTTACAGTCCCTGTTAAATCTCATACTGTATCTCATTAACATACTCTAAAGGAGTCATTATGAACACAACTACTAATACTAACCCTACTACAAACGATGCTTGGAAGTCTGCTATTGATCTACGTGGTGACAATGGATGGGCAACTGCTAACAACACTATCAAGTTCTGGATTGGTGCTGCCTCTACTGGTACTCAAACTACTGGTTATGGACTGGTTGCTATCTCTGAGTCATTCGCTAAGATCCTTGGTAAAGACATTGCTGAGGCTCTCGTTGATACTTCTGTTAACGGTAACTACATCGATTCAATGAAGTCTGTAAATGCCACTGATGTATCTATCGAGAAGACCAGAACACTCATGAACAACTTCGTTAAATCAGTTAAGAAGACCGTTTCCCACACTCAAACTGTGGATGAAATGAATGCTCGTCTTGCTGAGATATCGACTGAACTCAAGGCAATCCAAGCACTACCTGATGATGAACGTCTTTCTAACACAAACATTGACATCATCTCGAACTTAATTGCTGAAGACGCTAAGTTAAGAGCTCATATCGAGCAACAAACTCCTGCTGCTTCTAAGTAAGTTCTTAGGCTCCTCTTTTCTTTCGAGGAGCTTATAGAGTTTACTCATTTGTACTCTCTCGTCTTGGCATTCTCCTTCGTGCCTTGTCGTCAATACTATCTGTACTTCTCTGTGGAGAAAAATGCAAAAGAGAACCTATATCTTAGCCTGCATTTCTTCTAAGAGAAATAGAAAAGAGAAACCACCGAGCTTGCGAGGTGGACTCACTCAAAACAAATCAAAGGATCATCACATGTTTACAAAGAACTTAGCTGCTTGGCAGCCTCAAACCATCGTTAGATGGGTAGCTTTTAGATTACCTCAGACCAGATACATATGGATATGGGGACAGAAAGAACTCTCAAAGTAGTGTAAATCTATAGATTAGCTTAACCTTAAACATGCTCTATAAACCTAAACTTAACTTAAAGGAAACTATCATGACAAACATTCACAGAATAATGGGATTAAAAACACCTGGACAAAGACTTACTCTTGAACTAAAAAGAGAACCAATTACAGTTACTAAAAGAACAGTTGAAGTAACAAAAGATCATAGACTTGACTTCATCAAGAGTATGATTACTAATCTTAGTATGAACCACAACAAATGTACAACTGCTGAGCAACACGAAGAACTACAGATCAGATTAGCTAAGCTAACTGCATCATATTACATCATCAAAAATCAAGAAAAATAAAATGATGACAATATTCGACAGACTATCAAATAAAGAAGTATGCTTTGCATACGCTGGAGTCGTAAAGAGAAATGAAGTGTTCAGTAGAACATATCCTTTCGATAAAACCTTTTTGCCTAAATTTTACATGCTCTGGTATGTAAATGGCTACAAAACATTCAAAAACAAATGGAGTAAATAATGAAATCACTTACATCACTAATGATATGGACAATCATGCTCTTATCATGCATACAAACAATAACTAAAGCTTCTTGCGAAGTAGATGACATGGAATGTCAAAACTATGTTCACCAACAAGAGTTTAGTGGAGGCATAAGCTCCAACAAAATACTACAAGCAGAATACATCATGTCAACATGTCGTGACTTCGAGATCTTCGTTTACGAAGAAATGAGATGTGTAGACTATAGAAAATACAACGAAATGTACCAAGGAGTAGAGTAATGAAACAAATAATCATATTCATATTAATAACACTATCAGCACAAGCTGATGAAGCACAACAAGCTGCTGATAAAGCATTCCTCA